CGCATTACCTTCTTCGTATGGTATTGGGTCGCCTTTGTTTATACAGATATTCTTAATTCGTAAGTTCTTATTTAAGGATGCCTCTACGCGAGGGAAGTACGCTCTCCACATACACATCAAGGCGTTTGCCGGGATTGTTTGTGTATGATTTAATCGAACCCACTTATTTGTTTCTGTTGTGAAATCTCGTGAGTATTCAATCCAGTTCTTACCATCGTTAAACCAGAACGATAGGTAGGCTCCTGATACGTCACAGTTAACATCTGCGGAGAATGTAACTTTATCCCCTATTTTGAATCCTTGTAAACCGCTATCGTAAGAACCTAATTGGAACGCAGAGTCATTGAATCTTGTACATGTCATCCCTAAGTAGTCTTGGTTCCAGAAACTTTGTATGTTTATTCCTCTAATTGTCTCGGTAGCACCTCTGTCATTGTCAGAAGGTAATCGAGGGAATACGTTAACTGCACTACTATGTAATACATTGTTTTTTGTGAATGGTCTAAATGTTTCGAAAATTTGCATGGTACCTTCTTTAGTTAAATCGGATGGTAGGTGTATATCTTTGTACCCGTTAGAAAATAAAGGAGCTACAGATATATCTCTACGTGTATACTGTTTGTTGTCAAACGTACCGCCTTTAATTGTAGTTTGGTAATACAACATAGTTACATCTTCCGCTTTAATCTTGTCAATAGGAACCATATAATACGATTTTCCACCGTACTCTAGTTTAGGATAAGTTTTAACAGGTCTACCAAGAACAGGCATAACAGGTATGATTCTGTCAACCCTCTTATAACCTATTATATCATAATCTGCTAATCTTAAGTATGTTTTGTCCTTACTGTCGAATAGCTGTTTAAGTTTGTCTTGGATATCGAAGTCAGCCGTATTTAATCCCTTATCCTCTGGTGCTTCTGTGTACATAAGAGGCTTGTCACCTTTAACTAGTGTTTGAGCTGCTGTTTGGAACCAGTTCCCAGAACCTGTTAGCTGGTCTACTTCGAATCGTAGTTTTGCGTTAGCATCTAGTCCCTTCTGCTCAATTGGTAGTGTTACACTAAGCATTTGCCAATTAGCAGTAGCATTACCTACAACCGTTCCTCCCATTGAGCTACTCTCTGAGAAGAACTTAACAGGCATAGGTACAATTGTATCGAGCCTAGTAAACTCTATATCAAAGAAAGATATACTACCATTTCTTCGAAGCCATACTATAAAGTGAGGCGTGTCTATTGTAGTGTTTATAGTAACGTCTCTAGTGAACTCTACCCATCTACCTATTTGGTTTTTATCAGTTATTTCCATGATAGGGACAGGGTTGACATCTACACCATTCGCATCTTTACCTTTGAGTTCTACTGCGGTACCTTCATCTATAGCTATGTCGCTGTTAACTCTGTAGAGGAAGCGGATTCTATATTTCTGACCTGCTACTAGTTTTGTTAGTCCACCTTCTGTAAGTATTTGTCTTAATCCTACATATCTATTCATATCCATACCGGAAGCTCTTAGTGTCGCTACATTACCATATACACTGTCCGTCTCGATTTTAACATTATCCCCTGTTGTTGAAGATGCGGTGAAGGGGCTTAATACTCCTGTAGCGAAGTCCCCGTTAACCATCGAGTTATTTGTTAACCGAACAGATTGAGAGTAAGTAACTGTGTCACCTACTTTAGCTGCACTTCTATTTACAATACTAGGGATGTTGTATCGAATACTCCCCCAGTTAATATTTGTCTGGGTTATTTTTGTTCCCATATACCGCTTCGAGAGTAACTGTACATTGTTTGGGTTATAACTCCACGGGTCATCGCTACCAGAATAGTCCTTTGTTTTTACCAGCAAGTTACGATTGTTTATGACTTTCTTTTCAATCGGAATCGCGTCTTCGTTCTTTCTGTTTGGTAGCCGAGAAAGTTTTGCTTTAACCCCTGCTGGTTTGAACTTTTCGATTTCACTTAGAACATCTAAAGGAACATTCTCTGTGAATCTAGCATCGATAACGGCTGTCGTGTAGTACTTACCTAGTAAGTGGTCTTCACCGTTTAGTTTCGATTTATTCAAGATAAACACGTTCTTGTAAGGTTCATAAATCTCAACCTTCGTCGTCGGGTCATTTAAGTATTTCTTAATCGCATCTTCGATAGAAAGTACAGTACCTCTTTCGATAAGAATGAAATTAATAATCCGTTGTCTGTATGTGTCATCGCTTTCATTATCCTTACGGAATACACCGAACTTATCCCCGAACTCATCTAGCCATTGTCCGGTAGCTGTTTCTAGTCGAGCATCTTTTTTGCTCTCTATAGCATCAGTAGCCACACTTTGTAACATATCATCTAAGGAAGCAAGGACAACATTATGGGGATTGCTGTCCTTTGTTAATCTTGTTTTCCATAGAGGATGTAAATATTTCATGAAGCCCATATTATTCCTCCTATACTAGTGTTACTTTAATTATACCAGCTCTCACGATTTCGTTACCTTTGACTACCTCATTAGCTGTAGGTTTTGTGTACTGTATATCGTATACAAGCTGCTTATCTACGCTCTTGATAACGTAAGATAAATCGTTTAGAATTAAGTTCTGAGATGTTTGCATATTGTTTAAGTAGCCTTCTATAGCAAACTTGATTCTATCTCGTAATGCATTTGTAATAGCTGGTTTGTTTGAGATGGTAATGGTTACTTCCACATCTACAGCTTTACGAGTTACTGGTCTTACTTCTACCGGGATTCCAGCAGGTTTAAATCGTGTAAGTGACGTTGCGATTGCTAGTTTAACAGAATCAGGTAGTTCCCCGTTCTTATCGTGAGCATACACGATTACGATACCAATCTTCTCATCTATGTATACACCGGATACTTCTGGTACTAATCTTGTACCATACTCCAATGCTGGTTTTGTAGCCTTACTTAAGGATTCAATATATGAACGGAATCTAGATTTCAATGCTTCTAGTGGTTCTTCGTTCTCACCTGTTTGGAATGCAGAAGGGTTAGTAACTAGTTTCACGTTAGAAAGCGGTGTCATCATAACATCAATCGCGTTTGCGGGTACGTTACCGACTTCTCCTGCGATGATACAGTATACAAATACTTCTGCTGTTACGGCTCCTGCTGGTATGTAATAATCTTCTACAGTTTCATAGATGTTTGCGTATTCCGGGAAACTAGATGTAAATCTTGTACCACGAGGTAATGGTGTGTTTTGTTGGACAGCATTATGGAATGTGATTCTTGCTTTTCCGTATGCTTTTTGTGGAGCCTTACGTTTAAATGCGAAGGACTCGTACACACCTGCTTGGATGGCTTCTTCTAAGTTTTCTTCTGTTAATACATAGAACTGTTCTACTTCCATCGCTACTGATTCGTACAACGCTCGAATAGCACTACCTACTGAGAAGTCATTAATCTTATTTGTGTTTGTTATTGTGTAATCTACTAATCTTGAGTAGATATTCATCATTCCTTTAAATTGCAATGCTTTCACCGCCTATCGGATATTGTTTGAAAAGTTGTCATTTAGGAAAATATCTCCATTCTCTCTTGCAGTTAAGGCAAGTAAGAACGCTTCGTCTACCGCTATCGATGTTACTCTGAACGCAACATTTATGTAGTTATCGTACATGTCGTACCCTACCTTCTCGACAGCTCGTACACGTCCGTCTGTTCGGATAGCTCTTTCTAACTCCACTACTAATAATGTAGCATTTTCCTCTGTATTTTTTTTACCTAAGTATTCATTCACGTAAGAGCCGTATCTAGGGTGGTTAAGATAACTTCCTACTGGAGTTAGAATACGAGTTAATAGAGATTGTTTTAGGTTCTCAATACCGCGTATCGTAGCAAGGTCGCCTTTATCATTCTCCTTCATTTCTAGTATTTCCGCGTCCCATCCGGGAGAAGCTATATTACGAGGTTGCGGTAATACGTTTAAATCCTTACCAAGTGTTAAAGCGTAGATTTCCTCTTGGTCATACACCGAACTATTCTTTAAGCTTGCTATAAGCTCACCACTATCATCTTCGTTTGAACGGAACATAATCGTATCTCCTGTTGTAACAAGGTGATAAGGATTCGCTTGTTTCTCCGCTACTGTTTCAACGATGTAAGGATATCTAAGGTCATTGAACTTTGCTAACTCTCTCCATCTATTAGAATCACCTAAATGATGTTGTGCGATAGATTGTAGTGTATCTCCTGCTGCTATAATTTTCTTCACATATTTAACCACTATCTCACCTCCAACCTGTCAGTTAAAATAACATCTATCTGATTCTCTATGTAACCTAGCGACACATCTGTAATTCGAAGTGCTTCGATAATCTTTCTGTATCGTCGGACTGTACTGAAATAATCAGCAATGTAGTTTACATTGTCACGGATTCTTTGGAAATCTTTATGTGACATATATTGTAAGTTTGTACTTTCCTCTTCAATGCTGTATAATAAAGCAAATGATTCTAGTACGACTGATGTAACCAACGTGTACATGCGCGGGTTATATGTAACTAAATCACTTTCCATTATCTGTTTTACTAATGTTCTTGGGTCTATCTCAACATCAACAGTAGGTATCTGGTTTTGTGTAATCTTGTCTAATACAAGTCTTGCTACAGAAGAAAGACTGAACACGGGCTTGTACAATGTTGAAACGTACATCGGTGCCTCGTTCATTGTATTAAACGGAATAGTACCATCTGGTAATACTGTTATGGTAGAGATAAACCGAACTAATGTATCTGGTTTTGGTTGTACCATCTTATGCCCACCTTCCGTAGTATCCTATATTAAATCCTAAACCTTCCATACCGTACTGATACACGCCTTTAGATGGTGATTGAGGGTTTAGTACTGTTCCATCTTTATTCGGGTTGTATGAGCCTCCTGAGCCTTTATTATAGATATCGTTACCGACACCTGTGTTCGGGCGTTTGGTAGGTATGTCCCACTCTGAACCTGTGTTCGGAAAAGTAGTAGGTAAGTCAGGATATTTGTTAGATGGTTTGTAATTACCAGTATTAGGTAGTGAAGGGAATCTGTTACCTATCTCTGGGTTAATAACATCCGCATCTGCTGGTTCTGTTGACTTACGAATAATGATTAGTTTAATTTCGTATCTGTACAGCAATGGAGCGTTTGCATCTTGTGTAACAGAAATTCCCTCTGGAGCCAAGTGAACTACAAAGCTCTCATCATTTGTAAAGTTGTGGAAATAAAAGTCCTGTGCAGATGTTTTACCATTACCACCAGTCTTCGCGTAGTCCTCAATAAACGCTTTCATTTCTTTAATCTTCGTTACCCCTCTATCTTCTGCTCTACCTGTAGGGTTAAAACCTGTTGTACCGGCGATAGTTATAGTAGGGATATCAGCTTGGAAATCCTCAATGATAATACGACTCTTTGTTTTTAATGCCGTAGTACGGTGAGGCATGTTGTGATTCATGTTCTCTGGGTTGAGAGCGAACTTAAATGTTCTACCGCCAACACTGAACGCAATCTTCTGTAATCTGTTACGACCATCAGCTATTGTCATGTGCGTTCCTCCGTTCTTTCATAGTTATCTTGATTCTAAACACTCTACTATTAATATAGTATTTAGAATGAAAATAACTACTAATATACCAAGAAAAGACGGGAGAAAACCCCCGTCTCTAGTTAATTAAACATATTACTCGTTTTTATGGTCTACCTCCGACTCCTCGCGGGCTTGGATAGTAGCTTTTAGCTGGGCATTCTCTTCTTCTAATTGAGCTGTGTAGGCTCTTAGTTTGATAACCTCGTCGGTTAATGTATGTACTGTTTGCGACTGCTCCAAAAGAACATATTTTGGATTTATCTGTGTGCCTTGTGGTTGCGGTGTATTCATTTTTTAAATTCCTCCTATAACTCTATTATATCATACTTACTGATTAGGGGCTAAACCGCTCCAAGATACGGCTACAATTTGGTCGTGTGTAGTAGCGTTCTTTATAGTTTTTGTTTTCTCATGATACTTAGCTAGTGTTGCTTCTTTATGAGCGAAACCAGCAAGAGCTACTTGTATCCACTCGTCCTTTGTGTGTACAATATAGTCGTCTACGTCTTCGGCTTTCCAACTAATTTCTGTAGTATCCGGATTCATTATTAGGAAGACCATTTTACCAATGAAGTTCGTTTGGTCATCTGCATTTGAACGGTATTTGTGCCCGTTAGGGGCTTTGAACCCAGCAGCAACTTCTAATTCATAGAATTCATTCTGCATAGCTATTTTAATGTCTTTGTGATACTTC